TCACAACGCCATGAAGCGTGATGCAGGCGGAAAGCCAACCAAGACACTAGAGGTCTGGATGGAATCAGTCGCAGACGTCGAAGTAGGTGAAGGCGACCCAAAAGCCATCCAAGAGGAAGCGTAAGCCGACTCTTAGTGGAATTGGCAATAGCCACACAAATTCCTATGGATTACTGGCAAAATGCCGAGGACATTCTTACAGCGATAGAGATATTGGAGCAGCGAAATGGCAAGTGAATTAGTAGCACTTGACCAGACAGAACTGCGCCAAGTATTTAAGGCGTTAAAGAATATGGGTGAAGAAGCTAACGATGAGGCCAAGCGTCAATCAGGCGCTTTGGCTGAATTCGCTAGAGCAGAAGTTATCCAGAAGGCAAGGTCACTACAAAGTAGCAAAGTTGCTGGACGTATCGCAGATGGTTCTAGGGTTAAGAAGTCCAGTCGCATAGGCGAGATTACTTATGGCTTTGCTTCTCAGAAATTCTCAGGTGGGGCAACTACCAGAGATATCTGGGGCGGTTCAGAATTCGGATCTAATAAGTTTAAGCAGTTCCCGGTGTGGTCAGGCCGTCAAGGTCGAGGCTCTAAGGGTTGGTTTATCTATCCAACACTTCGCAGGATTCAACCTGAGATAGTTGCTAGATGGACTGAATCATTTACCAAAGTATTGAAGGAGTGGGGCTAATGGCAACAGGTACAAGAGCGTTAACGCTTAAGCTCCTTGCTGATGTTGATAACTTCACTAAGAACCTTAAGACAGCCGATAAGGACGTCGCTACTTTTGGCGATAAGGTTGGAGAGTTTGGTAAGAAGGCTGGACTAGCCTTTGCAGCAGCCGGCGCGGCAGCCGTAGCCTATGCAGGCAAGTTAGCCATTGACGGCGTTAAATCAGCCATCGAGGATGCGGCAGCGCAGACCAAGTTAGCCCTTACCTTAAAGAACGTCACAGGGGCTACAGATGACCAGATAGCCGCTACAGAAAGATATGTAACTCAGACATCTTTAGCAGTAGGCATAACAGACGATGAATTGCGCCCATCCTTAGAGCGCTTATCTCGAGCTACAGGTGACTTAAACAAGGCTCAGAAGCTACAAGCCGTAGCCATTGATATTGCAGCAGGATCGGGCAAGTCCTTAGAGACTGTAACCAATGCACTTGCCAAGGCAGCAGAAGGCCAGACAGCATCACTTGGTAAGTTAGGCGTGGGTTTAACCACTGCTCAGCTGAAGACTATGAGCTTCGATGATATTACTGCCAAGTTAGCAGATACTTTTGAGAACCAGGCTTCAGCCAAGGCAGACACATTCCAAGGCAAATTAACCAGGTTACAGATAGCCTTTGATGAAGGAAAGGAAACTGTAGGTGCTTATATCCTTGACGCAATTACACCTATGGTTACTCTGATAGTCGAACGTGTTATCCCTGCTATTGAAGCATTTACTAGCAACATCGGAGACAAACTGGGGCCAGTTATTAAAATCTTTCAGCCAATCCTTCAGGGTTTGCGCAACGCATTTAATTCAGTCAGAAACTCGCTAGCAGAGAATAACGATGAATTACAGCCGTTCTTCAATTTTATGAAGGCTATTGCAGGTTTTGCCAGAGATACCCTTGCTCCAATTCTAGGCAAGATTCTAGGCGGAGCCTTTACAATCCTTGGCGATATTGTTGCTGGGCTTATTGATACCTTTGCATCTTTCGTAGATAAAATTACTAAAATCTATAACACTATTAAGGGCATCATCGATGCTATTAAGGGCGCAGGCAGCGCCGTAGGTAACTTCTTTAGCGGAGCATCATCATCAGGAGGCGCAAGCTTCTCTACAGCTTCTACCTTCTCGCCTTCAGCCATATCTGCGATTGATGATTCAGACCGCCGCCTACGATCCTTTGCTGGAACTACTAACAACATTACAGTTAACGGCGCTATTGATACCGAATCAACAGCTCGCCAGATAGTCAGCATCCTTAACGATTCTCAGGCTCGAGGTACGCTAGGAAGCGCAGCCTTCGTATGACCCTTTGGACACCGGACTGGGCGGTAGAGGTTAATGGACTTGGCGACGTCACAAACGTAGTCTTATCCGATCTTGTAATCACTTCAGGCCGTAGTGATATTTATTCTCAGCCCATTGCTGGCTATTGCCGATTTACCATTAAAAATTTAGACCAGTCAGAAATAGCCTTTGATGTAAATGATTCTATAGTCGTCAAAATTAAAGATTCAACAGGTACTTATGTGCCTCTCTTTGGTGGCGACATTTCAGATATCGACCTAGTGGTTGCAACAGGCGAGCCAGCCATAACCCAGAATGTAACTATTACCGCTCTCGGAGCATTATCTAAATTGCCTAAAGCTTTAACAGAAGGCGTATTAGCAAAAGACTTTGACGGAGACCAGATTTACGAAATTCTACAAAGTGTTCTCTTTGACCAATGGAATGAAGTTCCAGCGGCGGAGACTTGGGCTGCTTACGAGCCTACAGTAACTTGGGAAAACGCTGAGAACTCTGGGCTAGGTGAGATAGACCGCCCAGGGGATTATGAGCTTGCTGCAAGGTCTGCCTCTACTACAGATATCTACAGCCTGGTATCAAGTCTTGCTAATTCTGGACTTGGCTACATTTATGAAGATGCTTCGGGTCGTATTGGCTATGCAGACTCAACCCATAGATCAGAATACTTAACGGCTAATGGTTATGCTTATGTCGATGGTGGCTGGGCTTATGCCAATGGCATAGCAACATCTAAGCGCCTTGGCGATGTGCGTAATAAAGTAACTATTACCTATAAAAACGGACAGCAGGAAACAGCCGAAAGCGCAGAATCTATTCAGACTTACGGCACTCAAGCCCAGAACATTCAGACCAGCATAGAAAACTCAGCAGATGCCTTAAGCCAGGCAGAGTTCTACTTAGATATTAGAGCCTTTCCTGAGTACCAGTTTAAGAGCATTACTTTCCCAATGGCTAACCCCAATATTCCAGATGCCTCTCGAGACCAAGCCTTCAACATATTTATGGGCTTACCGCTTGACATCGAGGACTTGCCTTTAAATATTGCTGAAGGCCGTTATCAGGGGTTCGTAGAAGGCTGGACTTGGACTAGCCGATTTAACGCACTCGACCTTACAGTTATTGTCTCACCTGTTGCATATTCGCTTCAGGCCTTTAGATGGAACAGCGTTCCAGTGAGCGAGACATGGAACACGCTTAGCCCTACTTTAGACTGGAATAACGCTACAATAGTAGCCTGACAAGGAGAATAAATGACAACGACAGCAATCTTAGGCATTACAATCCCAGACGATACCGACCTGGTTAAAGATGGCGCTGCTGCTATCCGCACAGTTGGTAATGGTTTCGACAGCGCTCTAGGTAAAGTTGTCCTAAACTCGCGCACAGCGACTTACACAGTAGTTCTAGCAGACAATAAGAACACGCTTGTAACCATGAATGTGGCAACAGCCAATGACTTTCTTCTCCCTACAAACGCCAGCGTAGCCTTTCCTATTGGATCGGTAATCAATGTAATCCAGACTGGTGTAGGAAAAACTACAATCAAGGCGGTTACTTCTGGTACTACGACAGTTTCCTCGACTGGCGCCGTAGCAACAGCCCCAGAATTAAGAGCGCAGTTTTCAGCAGCTTCATGCATCAAAGTCGCAACCGATACATGGTATGTCATCGGAGACATTGCATAATGATTTTATTGGGTATAGCAGCCGCGCAGAATTATGTCCGGTCAAAGACCGTTAACGCACTTGTTGTTGCAGGTGGTGGTGGTGGTTCTATGGGCGGCGGTGGCGGTGGCGGTGGCGGCGGCGGAGCCGTTAGCGACTGGGCTACTACTCAATCTTTAGGCAATGGTGCAACATTTTCAATTACTGTAGGTGCTGCTGGTGCAGCCGGTAGTGGATTAACACAAGGAACAAACGGTGGAACTTCTGCCTTGGTTTCTAGGATTTCTTGTGCCGGCGGTGGAGCAGGTGCATCTCAATTATTTACAGCGAATACAGGCGGTTCTGGTGGTGGTGGCGGTAACGATCAACAGCCAGCAGGCGGAGCATCCGGAACTAATACGAATATTGGCGGAACCGGTCAAAACGGAACAACAGTATTTAGCGGTGGTGGTGGCGGCGGTGCGACAGCAGCAGGTCAAAACGCAACCACAACAGCAGCAGGAAACGGTGGAGCAGGTTTAACTCTCTCTACGCTTGATAGTTATTTACCGACACTTTTAGGTCAATCAGTAGTTTCTTCTGGTGGCGGTGGAGCATCGCAAGGCGGCTCTGGTGGTGGTTCTGGTGGTACTGGTGCAGGTAACGGAAACAATCAAACCGGCAACGCAACTAGCGCAACATCTTATGGATCGGGTGGCGGTGCTTCAACAGGACAAAACAGTCGTGTGCCAGGAGCAGGTTTTGGCGGTGTAGTCGTTCTCAAATTTACAGGCACTTACACAGCAGCAGCAACTACTGGCTCCCCTAGCAGAACAGTCAATGGCGGATTTACATACTATGTCTGGACAGGGAACGGGAGTATCACAATCTAATGGCACACTTTGCAAAACTTGATTCCAACAATGTAGTAGTAGACGTCAACCGCGTTTCTAATGATGCTATTGACCCAGCCAATGAAGAAGCTACTGGTGTCGAGTTTTTAACTCAATGGTCTGGTGGATATTCCAACTGGAAACAAACATCCTTTAACGCTTCCATTCGGTTTAACTTTGCGGGAATTGGATATATCTACGATCCTGTAGATGATGCCTTTATCGGGCCTATGCCTGAGTGCGGACATGAAGAATTGATGCTGAACGAATTAAAGCGATGGGAGTGCGCTAATGAAGCCCACACCCAAACTATGTAAAGCAGGCCAACAATTAAGGCTTCAAATCGATGATTCTTACCCAGACCGCGATAAGTCCAGCGATGGCTGGGTCGGCAATCTCGCTCACTCGTTTAATCCTTCTGACCACAATCCTGATTCAACGGGTATCGTCCGAGCCATTGACATTGACAGGGATTTATCTGGCAAAGAAAAGCCAGACGTCATGCCATATCTTGCAGATCAGATTCGACTTGC